AGATGGGGTGGATGTGATGACCCAAGAGGTATACTTGAAGAGGGGAAAGAATATGTTATTAATCATACAGAGATCCACTCATGGCACACAAAAGTGTATTTAGAAGGAATGGAAGACAAGCGGTTTCCATCTTCTGCATTTGAAAATGTATAACTAATGTCTCTACAGAAAGGAAGGTGATCACTAGTGACGAAGGCGTATATCCTTATGATAGTATTGATGATGGTAATACTCAACTCGAAAACCACCTTTGGTAACATCAGCGCGGTATAATGCTGGCTAAAAACACGATATTTTAAACTTAATGGAGAGAGTGAATGGTAGGAATAAAAATAATACCAGAGCAAGTTGCGAATACTTATTTATGTCCTAATGCGTATAATAAACCATGCTTGGGGTTTAGGTGCATGCTTTGGACTGTCACCACTCAGCATCCACAAAAAGATACAGGTTACTGTGGTCTTCTTGGCGTGGCAGATCCTATGGTTGTACCAAACACTCCAAAGAAAGCACAGGGGCATTGATGGCATTCTTCGACTACGATCCGGAAACAGTAACCGATATTAATTTATTCAAGTGGATTATGTTCGTGTCTACTGTGGTTCTGGTTTGTGGTGTTGTTGGAGTATTCGGTTGGTTATTTATGCCGGTGTAGCTTAATATGAAAGCGTCATGGCTTTTAGGAGATCATGAAGACTGTGGGTTTAACTCCCACCACTGGCCCATTTTTAAAGTATGACACGTAAACTAATCATAACAATTTTAGGCTGTATAGTATTTGCTGCTTTAATGAAGTGGTATATTGCAGTAGCGGATATAAGTCAGTCAGATCTTGTGAAGGAACTTAGGAAGGAAAACAGTCAGTTACGATACGCATTATGGTTAAAAGATCAATAATATCACTACTCCTCATAATCACCGTCCTCGTACCTCTATGGTTCGATGGACATTTGTACAGCACCTTTGATCTGAGTAAGATTACCGTTCTGTACATACTTGCATTCACACTGCTTGGTGTGTGGGTATATATAGGCAAAGTCAGTGTCTTTAAGAGGGATCCATATAATATATTGACCTATCCTATCCTGGGAATCTTCGCTTCATGCATAATATCAACAGTCTTTGCAGTCTCTCCATACGTCAGCTTTGCAGGAACGTATAAGCGGTATGGTGGCCTCGTAACCAATGCTGTGTACATGATACTCTTCTTTGCGGTGATTGAATTCGTAGATATGAAGAGGGTTCGTTATTTTATACATGCAATATTGATTACTGCTGGGGTTTCTTGTGTTTATGCAGTTGTGCAGTATGCAGGGCTGGATCCTTATAATTGGTCAATAGATTTCGGATATAGAGGTAGGCCATCCGCAGCATTCGGACATCCAACATTCTTCAGTGCATACCTGTCAATGGCACTGTGTCTATGTATATATCTGATTATGAAGGGTAATAAATGGATGTATGGATTAGCTATATTGTTTATATACTGCATGGTAATATCTGTGACAAGATCTGCGTTTGTTGGAATGGCAGTATCTCTGATCTACTTTTTCCTGTTATACAAGAAGAGGGTGTCATATAAGCTTGTGGGAGCAGTGCTAATTGTAATTATTTGTCTGAATATATTCATTCCGGATAGTCCGGTGAAAAGATTACATAGAGAGCTCAAGGGATGGAATCCAACCGGCAACATAGGGTATCGTTTAAGAATCGGTGCTGTGTGTAGTGATATAATTAAGGACAATCCTGTGGTTGGTATCGGCCTTGATTGTTTGGGTTCAAAGTATCAGCAGTATTACGAAAGACGATATAACGAAGTATGTATAAGTGGCAATAACAGAGCTCACAATGCAGTAATGAGTATTCTTGTAGAGCAGGGCGTAATCGGCATGATGATGTGGCTGTGGCTCCTTTTCTATTATTTCTGGATAGTTTTCCAGAAAAGAGACAATCTTCTTGTTGTGGCGCTGAGTAGTGGAGTAGTAGCTTACTCGGTACAGAACATGGCAACATTTGGCGGAGTGAGCATAACTCCTTTATTCTGGATGTTGATGGCATTGACGATTGTGGTGATTAAAAATGAAGATAAACATAATACGTTCACTGGTGATGGTCGTAGCAGTAGTTTTGATTATCCTATCAAGTTTCCGGTATCGCGCTGACTACCACTTCAACGAAGCAATGAAGATGCGGAAGTTCGGATATATCGATGAACACATAGCGGAGTGTGAGAAGGCTGTACGTCTCAATCCGTTTGTACTCAACTATGTCAATACCCTTGCTATGACATATCACCAGACAGCGATTAAGGCTGTTCAGGCTGTAAACAGGAAAGAAGCTAGTAAGTGGCTGGCAAAATCTATTTACACGGCTGAAAAGGTGCAGGAGATGTATCCTGGCGAATACTATTCTGCTAGAATGCTTATGGAAGACTATATGCTGATGTCTACTATTCAAATATCAAAAAGAGATTTCCTTCCGGAAATAGAGAAATATCACAATATTGTTATATCGGCAAGACCGTTTAAGGAGAGGGTGAAATGAATCGTTTTCAAAAGGAGTATCTAAAGGGGTTTTATGGGTTTTTAATTGTTTTGTCTGTGATCGTATTGTTTGCTTGTTTTTCAGATGCAAAGGTGAAGAGGCCGTTTTATTGTTATTTTTGTACAGGAGAGAATACCTTCGTTTGTGATGAAGGCAATACGCATAAGACATTTGCTGGAATGCTAAAAGAAATCGAAGCACTCAGGGATGAATTAGACTCTTTCGAGAAGCTGATTATGATAAAGACCACTCCTGGTCCCAAAGGGGAAACCATATACGATAGATACAGGAGAGAGAAAGAGGAGAGAGAAAGAGGAGCGGAATGAGTGATATAAAAAGTATATTTGTCTATCAGTCCATAAAGGGATCGTTTGATTCAGAATATACAAGTATATCAACCCTACCTAATGGGGGTAGAGAATATTTCCCTAAAGACATTGCACAAAAATATGTAGATGGGATTGCAAAGACTAATGAAAATTTAATTATTGAGAATGCCAATCTAAAAAGAGAACGTGAAGAAATATTAAAGCTGATTCAAGAGGCGTATGAAGTATGGGTGGGTAGTGAGGGTTTTGAACCTAAAACTGCACCAGAAGCATATCAACAAAAATTGATTAAGGGCATGTCCGAGCTACTCAAGGAAGCTCTTGAGATTGCGGACAAGGAGGGGAAATGATCTATTTAAAATGGATAGGCATAATATGCGGCACATCGTTTATGTTGTTATGGATATTGTTGTATCTTGAGAGACGATGGTTGAGTCCATTTGATAAGGAGGAAGAGTGAATATAGGTGAAGATCAACCCTTTACAGCGACTATGGCTACCATCAGGGAAAAAGAATATTGGGAGTCCAAGGATGAATATTATAAACGACAGGAGCCTTTTGTTAGCTTGGAAAGGATTGCCTATATGGTTATCAAGCATCATTACATAAACAAATACTTTGCAGAATGGGGGTGGGTATAATATGTTTTTCACAGATGACGATGGAGCGCAGGCAGTTCTATTTGGTGGAGAGAAGGTGGTTATGGGTAACTTCATATTGCCTCCGGTTAATCCCAAGTTCGCAGGGATCCTCTTGGGAGATACGATTAAAGGCGATATAATGACTCCGGAAGGAGAAACCTCTAATACGATTAACACCAAGATCAGAATATGCTTTGAGAAGGTTGAGCATGTTGACAAGATGATTGAGAGTTTGAAGAAAGTAAAGAAAGTGTTGGCAGGATTCGAAGTATCGCGGATAATTAAACCTGGGGATAATTAAGCTTGGATAGATTTGAGAAAGCATATAGGGCGTATAAAAGAGAAAACTGGATATTCGGCATCCTTTTTGTATGCCTTATGATAATAATATTTACATGTGCCGTTTTGGGAGGATTTTCTGATGAAGAGGCGAACATTTCTGAAGGCGATGGGCGGTGCGTTCCTTGCTGTATTTGTTCCGAACATATTCCCTCCTGAAAAGAAAAAGGTGTCTTCAGGTAAGATTCTTGCGTGGGATAGAGATGGATTAAAAATCATTGAGGAAAATTGTACTCCTGTGAAAATATCTGGATATAATGAATATGGTAAATATGTGACCGAAGTTGTGTATATTCCCAATGATCACGGAGTTGTTAATACTAAGAATATCTATAAGAATACTTGTATTGAGTATGAATATGTCAATAACAAAAGCTTTCTCAGTTGACTGCTGCAACGAATGCCCTTACATCGAGCAGATGTGGACAGGCGAATATCGAAGGGCTGAACGTGTATGGTACTGTGCTAATTCTGAAACTCACTTTCTGATACTTAGTCAGGATAGATTCAAGATACATGAATGGTGCGAAGGAGAAGACTTGGAAGTTTTATTGGAAAGAGAATATCTTATGAAATTGATAGAGGATCGATTAGATGGCTGTGTCTGATACGGGCATGAAATATAATGTTGCTGGAGAAAAGAAGCTCATTGAGCAGATGCTTACTCCGGACATAATGATATATCCTCTTAACTATGTGATGTTTGCATTTCCTTGGGGTCAACAAGGAACTCCACTTGCAAATAAGAAAGGTCCGCGTAAATGGCAGCGTGAGGAGCTTGAAAAGATAGGTAAACATAACCTTGAAAATGTCTACAGGATGAATAGGGACGAAGATCCAATTCCTTATAATCTTGCTATTGCCAGTGGCAGGGGTAGTGGCAAAACGACATTCTTTGGATGGCTTTCGCTATGGGCTGCGTCTACTCAGATAGGGTGTACTGTGATAATCACTGCAAATACCGAACAGCAGCTTAGAACGAGAACATGGGCTGAACTTGGCAAATGGCATACAATGGCGATAAACAGTCATTGGTTTGAACGTACTGCCACTACTCTGAAACCGGCTAAATGGCTCGACACTTCACTCAGGGACAAATCACAGAAGGACACTGCATATTACTATGTCATGGCTCAGTTGTGGTCTGAGGAGAATCCTGATGCGTTTGCGGGTGTACATAATGAGAATGGCGTAGTTTTGTTAATGGACGAAGGTTGTCATGATAATAAAACAGAAGTTTTGACAGAGAATGGATGGAAGATGTTCAAGGATTTAGACGGAGACGATAAGCTTCTAACTAAGAGCCCGGACACCCATGTAGCGGAATATTCAACGCCTACCCAGTTGGCTGCATTTTACAAAAAAGGAAAAATGCACTTGTACGAGAAGAGGGGCGGTAATTTTTGCGTTACTCCAAATCACAGAATGTTCTATCGAAGTTTAAGTGCAAAATCTGAGACGAGTAAAGGTAGGTGGAAATTTGGAGAAGTTCAGAATATGTCAAAATCCCAACACCATATTGGGAGGACAATAAAATGGATCAGAAAAGATCAAGACTTTTTTGTGTTGCCAGGATTAGTTTCTGCAAGAAAAGAATTTCCAGAAAGATGGTTTCATTTAGATGACATCTTAGAGTTATTTGGTTATTATTTTAGTGAAGGGCATTTAAACAAAGGCAGTAGAAGGGCAGATGGAAGTAAGCTTGTATATGGTTTTGGGCTAACACAGCAATCTGGAGACGTATTTGATAAAATGGTAGGAGTTTTGTCCAGGCTCAAATTAAGGTATAAAGTGTATTCATGCTACAGAAACAGCAAGCAAATCCATATAAACGATATGCAGTTCGGTAGATGGTTGGCTCAGTTCGGTCACACATGCTTGGTTAAGCGCGTGCCGAGGTTTATTCAAGAATTAAGTTCTCGTCAGATAAAGATATTCTTAAAGGCGTTTTTGGATGGAGATGGATACGTTCATAGGAAAGCTTCTATATATTATACTTCATCAAAAGAAATGGCTGATGACCTGCAAGAACTTGTGCTTAGAACAGGTAAACATTGTACATTGAAAGTTCGCAAGTTGAAAGGGAAGCGGATTGACTTTGGGACTCATATTGCTCATTCTTCATGTGATGGGTATGTTGTCTCGGAAAATTCGGGCAGCGAGGAGTTTTCATTTCACACAAAGAAGCAGGAGTTAATAGATTATAATGGTATGGTTTATTGTGCTGAAGTCCCTCCGAATCATTTATTGTTTACGCGGAGAGAAGGGTATTGCATGTGGAGTGGTAATAGTAATATTCCGCAGTCTATATGGGACGTGTCAGAAGGTTTCTTTACAGAGCCGATTTATCTACGGTTTTGGTTGGTAATGTCTAACCCTCGTAGGCCAGATGGTGCATTCTTTAATTGTTTCCACAAAGATAGAGAATTCTGGAATACCAGGAATATCGACTCAAGAGATGTAGAAGGTACGGATAAATCGATATACAATAAAATTATTAAAAAGCATGGCGCAGATTCAGATGTTGCCAGGGTAGAAGTAAAAGGGCAATTTCCTCGTACCGGATCCAATCAGTTGATCGGATATGCTACAACCGAAGAGGCTGCGAGTAGGCATATCAAGCTTGAAGATGTTGCTGGTTCTGCCAAGATACTCACTATAGATGTAGCAAGATATGGGGACGATCTATCTGTAATCATAAAAAGGCAGGGGCTTCTCTGTCATATTCCAATAGATTTTGCCAAGATGGACAATATGACCCTTGCCGGTATAATTGCAAATATCGCTAACGAATGGGATGCAGATGCTATTATTATCGGTTCAGGTGGCGGTCAAGGCGTAATTGATCGGTTAAGGCAGTTAGGCTTCAATGTCCTTGAGATTGACGAAGGTGGATCTGCAGACCGTAAAGACCTGTATATCAATAAGCGTATTGAGATGTGGGATAAGGTAGATGAATGGCTAATGTCGGGAGGGGTCATACCTAATCACGAAAGACTCAAAGAAGACCTGTCTGCGCCTATGTACGATTTTACTCCAACCAGTAATAAGAAGCTTCTGGAAAGTGTTGCTGATATGAAAAAGAGAGGACTGCCTTCTCCTGATTTCGGTACTGCATTGGCCCTCTCATTTGCAATTGAAATTGCTCCATCACTCGGAATAATGAATAGGGGCAAGGGCAATATTGTGAACACTTTTGATCCATTCTCAATTCCTGATACGTCAAATATTCAAACCGAAAAAGGACAAAGATTGAAACGGTTTTTTGAAACTTGATGCAACCCAACCGCAGTAAATTTCCTGCATGCAGAAAAAACATTGCACTTTTTCCTTGACATCCTTCCAAATGTGTGTTACGAATCTTTGGCATCGTGTTACTATTCGCAGTATTATTCTTTTCTTTTAAGGAGATTTCTTTATGTGTGGAGGAGGCCCGTCAATTCCAGATGCACCACCACCGCCACCAGTCACCCCTGCAGTAGCAAAAACTAGATCTCAGCCTAAACTTACAAGTGAAGGAGTCAGGAAGGCTCAGTCAGATACGAAAGATGCAGCCAGAAGGTTTGCAGGAACAAGGGGAGGTTCATTGGTAACTGGTCCTGGTGGATTATCAACAGAAGCGAATACACAGAAAAAAAGTCTATTAGGGGGGTAGTATATAATGCCAGATCTATCTGATTCAGATAAAGAGTTTGAAGCTGAAATGGATTTAAACACTATGAAAAGAGCAGAAGAGATCAAGGCTGATCCTGCTCGTAAAAAGGCAGCAGAAGAAAAAGCTGCTAAAGAGATTAATGCTCTGAAGAAGATTAAAGGTAAAAGTCTCATAAATTCAAGTAATAAATCTCTGGTAACTAAATAACAATTTAATCGTCTTGACAGGCTCGCTACCTGAACAGAGGCATAAGCAAAATAGAAAGAGGTGACATAGCCCTATGTGGTTGTGCCACCTCTTTTTTTATGCCTACTTAAAATACTATGACTCATTCACTAATAAGAAAAAAGTTCGATATAAGGCTCTCTGAGATGAAGAATATCAGACAGCCACATGAAGCGCCTTTAAAGGATATTAGAGACTATCAGGCTCCTAATCGTGGTAATTTCGATGAAGATAAAGGAAAAGAAGGACAGCGTAAAGATGGCAAGATATATAACGGATCTCCCGGTCTTTCTCTCAGGACTCTTGAAGCTGGCATGAATGCAGGGGTAACATCGCCATCTCGCCCTTGGTTTAGGCTGAGTATGGCTAACCGTGAGCTTATGGAGCGTGAGGATGTCAGGGCTTATCTGCGTGGTGTCGAGGAGGCAATGTATCAGATATTCAGTAGGTCTAATTTCTATCCGATGGCCTCTGCTCTGTATCTTGAATTAGGGGCATTTGGAACGGCTGCAATGTCGGTTCAGGCAGATTTCGAAGATGTTGCAATATTTGATACATACACAATCGGCGAGTATTGGATTGCTACGAATGCCAGAAATAAGGTTGATGTTCTTTATAGAAGGATATGGATGACTCCTACTCAGCTTATTGAGAAGTTTGGTAAAGAGAATGTATCTCAGAGTGTCAGGACTCTTGCCGGTAAAGCAGGAAACGACCTTGCTACAGAAGAGAAAATAAAGGTAATCCATGCGGTTGAGCCAAATGATGACCGTATACCAAATATGATAGATGCCAAGAATAAGGCATATAGAAGTGTATATTACGAAGAAGGTGCTCCTTCTAATCAGAATGAATTCTTGAATGTGTCTGGATTTGACACTTTTCCTTATATGGTATCAAGATGGAAAACTAATGGATCAGATCCGTATGGTACAGATCAACCTGGAATAATTGTATTAGGAGATGCCAAACAGTTGCAGTCCGGAACATTTAGGAAAGCTGCTGGCCTTGACAGGAATTTGAACCCTCCTTTGCAAATACCGGCAGATCTCAAGAATCAGACAGTTCATAATGTTCCTGGTGGTGCTACTTATACAACATCATTTAATCAAGGCGATGGTATCAAGCCTCTGTATGAAGTTCGTGTTCCGCTTGGTGATATAATTCAGGACATACAGGAAATAGAGAATCGGATCAGAAGTGCGTATTACGTTGATCTGTTTTTAGCTATTCAGGCAAATAACAGGCCACAAGATATGAAGGCAGAAGTAGCATTCCAGATTGATAAGGAAAGACTGCTCATGTTGGGGCCGGTTCTTGAGAGCTTGAACGAAGATTTTCTTGATCCACTTATAGATAGAGTTTTTGAATTAGGTGAAAATGCAGGTGCTTTTCCAGAAGCGCCAGAAGATTTAAAGGGAGCAGACCTGAATGTTGAATATGTATCTTCTTTGGCTAAGGCTCAAAAGATTAACGCAATAAGCAATATGGAGAGGCTTACTGGATTGGTTGGGTTGTGGGCAGGTATAGATCCTGGGGTAGTAGACAAGCTTGATCTTGACCAAGCAGTAGATGAAGCCTCTGAAATACTCGATGTTCCGACAAGTATAATTAGATCTGACGATGAAGTTAAAGTTGTCAGAGATGCGAAACAGGCAGTCGCAAATCAACAGATAATGTTACAAGCCGGTGAAGTTGCTGCAGGAGCAGCTAAAGACCTCGCCAATGCACCGATTGGTACTGGTAATATGCTTGAACAATTAGCGGGAGTACAGGCACCATAATATGGAAAATAATATAGGCATCGTAGACAATACCGAAGAAAAAGAAAAGCAACAAGAAGCGGCTAGATTGCGATGGCTTGAATATAGCATGTGTCTCAAAGAGGTAATGAGGACAAAAGCAGGAAGGCATTTTGTTTGGGAGTTTTTAGATGGACTCGGCTCGTATAGAAGTGCTTTTAATCCTGACCCTTATCTCCATGCTCATGCTGCGGGATTTAAAGATGCAGGACTGAAATTAATGGAAGAACTTTTGACAGCGTGTCCGGACGAACACCAGATTATGTTTTCCGAGCACAAATATAAGGAGGAATCAAATGTTAGTTAATGGAAAAGTGGTTGGCAATCCAGAAGAAGATTGGGACATTCTCACTGATGGCGGTGAGGAAATAGTCGCAGATAAGACTCCAGAAGGTGTTGAAGAGGGTGACCCTAAAGAGCCTGATCTGAATGCAGCTAAGGATAAGTTGTATCCGGATGGAGATAAAACACCAGAAGAAATAGCTGCCGAGAAGGAAGCCTCCGATAAAGAGATTGAAGATAACAAGACACCAGAGCAGAAGGCTCAGGATATCAAGGATGCTGAAGCTAAAGAAATTGAGGATAAAAAAGCCTTAGATGACAAAAAGGCTGCAGACGATAAAGCCAAAGAAGAAGGCTTGATTACAGCCGAAGAAGAAGGCTTGATTACAGCCGAAGATATTACGTTTCCTGAAGGTGTTCAGGTCGATGCAGATGTCCAGAAGGACTTCATTGAAATAGTCAATGACAGAGAAATGAGCGTTAAGGACAAGTCTCAGGCACTCGTTGATCTTCAGGCTAAATTATATGCAACTGCCCATCAATCTAAAGTGGACACCTGGGTTGCAGATGTAAATGCTGATAAAAAGTTCGTTGGAGATGACGGTACAAAGCTTCCGGAGAATCTTGCACTGGCTAAGACGGGAATGGAAGCACTTAAAATAGAAGGGCTATCTGAATATCTTGATGCTTCTGGAGAGGGCAATAACCCTTTGATGGTAGAAGCATTTATGAAGATTGGCGCTGCAATAGGTGAAGACACATTTATAGTTGGTGGTAAAGGTGCAGAGACAGGAAAGAGATCTGCTGCCGAAATACTTTACGGCCCATCAAAATAGAGTACGTTATTAACTAGCAGAAATGCTTTATCCTAAGATGTTTTAGAATTGAAGTATATGCTTTATTAAATTGCAACAGGTTTTGTTGCTTCAATTGAATACTTAGGGAGGATTTATTATGGCTACAGTCGGAACCACTTATCTCAATATCGCAGATAAGGTAAAAAGGCTCGGTCCTGATGGCGAAAAAATTGCCACAATAATCGAGTTGTTGAAACAAACAAATGAATTAATGGAAGACATGGTTGTTATTGAAGGTAATACGCAAACCGGTCATAGGACTACAATGCGTAGCGGTCTTCCTTCTACAACTTGGAGAAAGTTATATGCGTTTACCAATCCAAGCAAGTCAACCACAGTACAGGTTGATGATACTGCTGGTATCCTTGAAGCATTCTCAGTCATAGATAAGGATTTGGCAGACTTGGGTGGAGATGCTGGGAGTCTCAGACTCTCTGAAGATCTTGCTTTTTTCCAGGCAATGAATCACGAATTTGTTCAGACTTTGTTCTATGGTAATACCGACACGGATCCAGAAGAATTCATGGGACTTGCTCCTCGTTTCGGTGACACAAGTGCTGATAACGGTGGACAGATTATAGATGCTGGTGGTACTGGATCGGTCAATACTTCAATGTGGTTGATTAAATGGTCTGAGAATCACACACATACTTTCTTTCCTAAAGGTACGATGGCTGGTCTTCAGCATGAAGATATGGGCGTTGTAACTGAGAGTAATTCAAGCCAAGGTAAGAGAGTTGTCTATCAGACTCGTTATCTCTGGAAAGTCGGTCTTTCTGTCAGAGACTGGAGACATGTGGTAAGGATTGCCAATATCGATGTAGCTAAATTGCTGACTATTGGTAGCGGTTCAGATACGTCTGCAGACCTTATCAATGACATGATTGATGCTCTGTATTCAAAAATGGAAAATCATACTGGAGGCCGAATGGTGTTCTATTGTGACAGAGTTGTTCATACTGCTCTTGTAAAGAAGGCTGCCGCTAAAGACAATGTGAATCTGTCATTTGCAAACTTTGGTGGAGAAGGCCCAATATTGCATTTCCATGGTACTCCGATCAGAAGGGTAGATGGGCTGCTTGCAACTGAAGAGCAAGTAACATAAACAAGCTTTAATAGTGTGTGTTCTTATTAAAGAAAAGCGTGAAATACTTTATTAGTGATGTATTAATCCTTAGAACTTAGGGAGAATAACTATGATATTAGACGTAGAGAATCTTTATAGTGACGATCAGGCAATAACAACAACCGCAGACTCTACAAATGTAATTGATTTGGGAGTGCCGAATAGAGGCCCAGGTAATCCGTTGCTTATCGACATTTTGGTAACAACTACCTTTGCGGGTGGTACCAGTATTACTATTGACCTTGAGACTGACAGTGCTGAAGGATTTGGAACACTGTCTACAGTAGCATCTACTCAGGCGATAGCATTAGCGACTCTTGTGGCAGGGTATCGTTTCTCAATCCAGTTTGCTCCGGATCTAATGAAAAGGTATTCGCGCCTTGAGTACACGGTTTCAGGAACAATGTCAGCCGGTAATATCACAGCAGGGATCGTCTTTGAGAGACAGTCTTCAAAGAGTACTTTCCCTTCTGGTAGCAATCCGTAAGCTATATTTTATTATTATCTATATGGGGTAGGGTCTTCGGGCTCTACCTTCATATTTTCGGAGAACATAAATGAAAAAACTTATATTAGGCGTAATGTCGTTCCTGCTTCTTTCGGTTGTTGGAAGTGTTTGTGTTGCAGGTAGCTCTGTAGACAAGGCATTCAACGACAATATAAGGGCAGGGGATGGCAAGGTAGGGATTAGTGCTACAGATATATGCATAGATATTGCTGCTGATCTTGAATCTGATTTGCACGGTATAAACAAGTTTGGTCGGGCTCCTACTGGTATTCAGACAACGGCAACTGATATATGGGATAGGGCAACACAAATTCCTCTTCAGCCAGTATGGTTAGCTCCTGCTTCGGCTGCACCATTAGAGATTGCCTCTTCTGATGCTGGTGACACTTCTGCTGGTGCTGGTGCTAGAAAACTACGAATCTTCGGGTTAATAGATTGGGAGTTGCCTGAAATATCGGAAGACATTGTTATGAACGGTACAACATCGGTCACAACTACTCAATCTTACGTGGTTTGTTATCGTATGCAGGTAATAGAAAAGGGAGCTACGAATAGTAATATTGGAACTATTACTGCTAAGGTGCAGGGTGAGGGGACTGTAACTGCTCAGATCAATGATAGTGAGGGTCAAACGCAGATGGCTATATATGCTATATCGTCTTTAGATAAGGCGTATGTGCAGAATTATTATGCATCTGTCAATAAAGCACAAGGGGCAGCAGCTTCGGTAAACTTTTCGATTGTTGTCAACCTTGAACCTGCTTCAGAGCTGACCAATTTCGTAAAGAAAAATACGATAGGAGCACAGTCTACTGGGTCTTCTCATTTTAGTCATAATTTTTGCCCATATATGAGAGTTGATGGTCCTGCTATAATCAAAATGCAAGGCGTGGCAAGTGCTAATGATGTTGAAGGGAGCGCCGGGTTTGACATTGTAAGATGGACAGACACTTCTGGATTCGATGCCATTCTTGCAAGCAATAAAAGAGACAGGGCTAATCTGAGGATATTAACAACTTCAGATGGCAGAGTAATAAGAACAACACAAGATATACCTAATTAACTTTATTCATAGGGAGAAACGTAATGTGGAATCACAAGTCTAAATATTTTCTCATGGGAGCATTGCTTTCTGCGTTGTTAGCGTTTGCTCCTGTGAATGCAACTAATTATGTAAAGGATTCTGATTTAACCGCGGAGACTACCGTGGCTACAGGTGACAGTGTTATCTTGTACGACACTTCAGCCGGTAATACGGTCAAGGCAACAATAGCAAATATCTTTGCTTCTGCCGGTAATATAGGTGCAGCTACCATCGTCACTGTTGGAGCGTTAGATTCTGGCTCAATAACATCAGGATTCGGGAACATCGACAATGGAACATCTAATATCACTTCCGGAGGTATATGGTCAGTTGACGTAGATGGTACCGGTCTTGGTGCTGCCGGTGCAATGACCTTCGGTGCAGGAGGGGATTCTGGTGAATATTGGGATGGATCTGATTATATTATTACCTCTTCTAATGGTATGGTTTTAGGAGTTGTTGAAGCTGCTGAAGTCAATTTTATGGAAGTTGATACCGGAACAGCAAGGATTGACTTTAGCGATGCAACTTCTGCTACTGCTCTTATGCTTTGGAATCGAGCAGACAACTCGCTAATAAGAGTTACTACAGGTGCGAATGATACAGGTGGTACTGGTTTCAGGTCCCTTCATATTCCGAACTTATAATGGAACGAACAGTAATCTTTAGTACATTGTTTTTTGCAATAATCTGGTTTCTGTCAGGGAACTTCGGGGCAACTGCATCGGGGCATCCTGACAGAGCATATTCTTTTCTTGGCGAGGACAGTATTGTAGTCAAGGGCGAAGAGAAGGAACGAGCTTTAAAGGAAATAAATGAAATACTCAGAAATCAGAGATGAATTAAATACTGGCGATATTGTTTTGTTTTCCGGCAAAGGGTTTATCTCAGGCTTAATCAAATGGTTTACTCGTTCACCACATTCGCATGTTGGCATGGTTATACGCTCTGTAGAGATTGATATGATTCTTTTATGGGAATCAACGACTCTGAGTAAGGTAAAAGACATATTGAGCCATACGTCGAAGCAGGGAGTACAGTTGGTATTGCTCAGTGAAAGGGTTAATACGTACAAAGGCAAGATTGGTATACGAAAGCTCGAAGGGGTTGACATGACAGGTAAGCGGATAGAAACGCTGACTGATTTTAGGAATGAGATGAAAGATTGTGATTATGAACAAAACAAGCTTGAGTTGGCTAAGTCTGCTTATGATGGTCCTTTCGGCAGAAATAAAGAAAACCTGTCATCGGTGTTTTGTTCAGAATTGATTGCCGAAATGTATGAGAGGTGGGAATTGTTGCCGGAAGCAGTAGCAAGTAACGAATATACTCCTGCTGATTTCGGGAATGAGATTGAACTGGAACAAGGAAGTTTATCAGAAATTATAGAAGTGGGGGCGTAGATGAATATAATGAGCATATTTCAAGATGAAAACAATCAGCTAAGTATGACTAGAATGGTACTGCTCCTTGTTGTCCTGTGCATAGTAACAGAATGGCAGAAGGCAATTTGGGGAGGAGATACTGCTTGGACACCGGATGCTTGGAGGATGGGTATTTTAGGTGGTACCGGTGTTATGAAGCTTATCCAGAAACCGTTTGAAAAGAAGGGATAGTTCTCACTACTCCTCTTTAACAAAAAACTGTGATCATCTCAATGCCAACCTTGAGACTCACATCCCCCTATTTGTAAGGGGAGGGTAGGGGGTAAATAATTATGGGCAAAGGCGAATTAAAAATAGACATATCAACCACACACGGGAAGCTGATAATCCTTATCGTGATGGCAGCCTGTGGAGCCTTGTGGAAGTTTGCAATCCTTGATACTCATACCAGTATTGGTAAGCTCTGGAGGAAGTACGGGGAAGTTACACAGGAGCTTAAAGAAGTGCATAAAGACATCGGGCGTTTAGAGGGGAGACACGATCAATGAAAAAGATAATATGGATTCCCTTATTATTATTTATGGCTCTAAATAGCATTATGGGATGCCTGCCGATAGCCGTTGCTGTGATTGGTAGTGCGGGTACGATTGCTGCAGCCAGGATGAAGATGAATGGTGATGTAGAAAAAGCAAAGGGCATCGAAGTATTCAGAGATACCGTCATTGAAAGCCTTGAGGATATAAATAAGAGGTTGGAGGATAAGGAAGAAAGTGAAGTCTTGAAATCTATTGGTATTATCTACGATAACCAAGAGGAGAATTAATGACTTCTGATGATGTGATTTCTTTGCATAGCAAGCTAGACACAATCCATTCTGACATAAAGGAGTGTGCAAAAGAAAATGCTGTCAACACAAGTAATGTTAGTAGGCATGAAGAACTGATAAGTGGCTTATATGATGACAGAAATAATCATTCAAGCAGACTTAATACGATAGAAACAACTTATGACCTTGAGCAGAAACATGACGGTGAGGATCGAAGAAGTAGTAATCATACATTTGACAGAGTTACAAGGATACTGACAATTACAGCTATTGTTGTTTTTGGAATATTGACAGTATTATCGAGAATTGGCATTTTATAGAAAGGCAGGTTGGCTATGAGCATGATACAGATGTTGGTAAATGAGCAGTGTTATTATGATGGAAAAATAAGAAGTGTAGGTTCGATAATAGATTATGACATGGATGACAGAGGTGAAGATGATGATGGAAACAGGACGATTCTGCCTACGTGGGGAGAACCGGTAAAGGGGCAGCAAGTAAGAGAGGCTGAGCCTGTAAAGACTGAATTCAAAGAGACAACTCTTCACGCCATAACTCAAAATCCTAAACCCAAAGTAAGGACTTCAAATGTCAGAAAGAAATCTAAGGCAAAGAAAAAGAAAGGTTAAAAATTGTCAAGTCAAGTAGATATATATAATTTGGCGTTGTCGAATATTGCTGCTAAGTCGAGAGTGAATTCATTGACTGAAGACAGTGACGAGAGGAAGGTTTGCGATGTCCATTACGAGAATGCAAGGGAAATTGTTCTTGAAGACCATGACTGGAACTTCGCTTCTTTCTTTGAAACACTGGCACTTTTGAAGGAGTCTACGGACGCTATTCCTCCTCCTCTTCCCTGGATTTTTGAATATGCTTATCCGTCTACTTGTGTAAAGGTTAGGGAGATAACGAGAGATACTGACAGTGAGCCTCCTGTTCCTTTTAGTGTTGGCGTTAATGATAATAGAACAGGTAAGGTTATTCGTACTGATAAACAGGCCGCGAAACTTAGATATACATTTAGAATAACAAATTCTTCCCTGTTCACGCCAAGAGCAGTTGAGGCAATAGGATGGAAACTGGCAACATTGATAGCAATATCATTAACCGGCAATCTAAAGCTAAAGCAAAATGCTGAGGAGTCTTATTTAAGGGCAATCATCGATGCTAAATCATCAAACTATAATGAGAATATAGATAGAAAGTCTGCCGATCCTTCATTAATCGCTGCAAGGAGTTAAGAATTGACAGTATATAAGCAACTGGCATTTGTGGGTGGCGAGGTAGATCCTGCTATTTATGGTAGATCAGATCTCCAGAAGTTTGATACTTCTTGCCGAGTCTTAAAGAACTTCATCGTTCATGTAACCGGTGGTGCAAGTAATAGATCCGGCCTTGAATTCATAGGTGCGGTACATGACAGCTCGGAAACCACTCGTCTAATCAGATTCAGATTCAATACTGAGCAAACATACATTCTAGAGTTTTCAGACTTCTTCTTCCGTGTTATTAAAGACGGTGCCTATGTAATGCACTCTGCTGACACCATTACCGCTGCCACTAAAGCGGATCCATGCGTAGTTACAATCGGTGCTCATTCATACGTTGTTGGGCAAGAAGTATTTATTTCGTCTGTTGGTGGGATGACTGAACTTAATAATAAGTTCTATCGCATAAAAGCGGTTGCTGCAACTACGATCACCCTTGAAGATATATTCGGAACTGCTATTGACAGTACTGCATTTAATACATATACGTCCGGTGGAACCACTGAAGTAACTCCCATCTTTGACACGTTCTGGCCCCAAGCTGATCTGGCTAAATTAAAGTTTACTCAGAACGCAGATACATTAACAGTGGTCCATCCCGATCATAACACAATATACGACATTACTCGTACTGCTCATGATGTCTGGACTGTGACTGCTGTTGACTTTACCTCGCAGGTTACAGCACCTACCGGATTCTCTGCCACTCCAAGTACCGCGAATACCGGTTTTGTGAGAAATTATGTAGTTACGGCAATCGATGATACTACCGGAGAAGAGAGCTTGGCATCTACTGCGAATAATGCTGATCATGATTTGGCTGCTGACGCTACGAGGACAAATGACTGTGCATGGACGTTGGTTGCTAATGCGTCAAAGTATAAAGTTTATTGTGATGATAACGCATCGGGCATATTTGGGTTCATTGGAAATGCTGCTACAAATGCGTTTGAAGATAATTTTATCACTCCTGATTACGATATAACTCCTCCTGAGAACAGAAGTCCTTTATTCGTGTTTGAGGACTTTGTCATTACCGGAGCTACCCAGGCAGATCCGTGTGTTCTTACAATAACGGCAGGGGCGCGAACACCTACAGTTGGCGATCAAGTAGATGTCTCTGGCGTAGTCGGAATGACAGAATTAAACGGTAATACTTATTTTGTGAAAGCTGCGACATCTACCACTATTGATCTTGAAGATAAAACAGGAACATCTCTTGATAGTACGGGATTTACTGGTTATGGATCTGCAGGGGTCGCTAAAGTTTCTGAGCAAGACAATGCTCCTAGATGCGTAACGTACCATCAGCAGAGAAGAATATTTGCTGGACCAGACAACCATCCATCTACATTTGATGCCAGTAGGATTGGTCTGTTTAGCAACTTTAATGTGTCTGCGATTACTCAGGCTGATGATGCGATTAGTTTTAATGTGGTTGCTGATGATGTTAATGAGATTCGTGATATGAAGTCTCAGAAGGATCTGTTTCTTTTTACATCTTCTGGAGTTTTCAGGATTGTGACCGGAGATAATTTGGTATTTTCTCAAACAACTATAGCTTCAGAAGAACAGGAATCTTGGGGAGTCAGTGATATAGAAGCACTTAAAGTTGGTCAATCGTTCCTTTATGTGCAGGATGGCGAAAGAGTAATAAGGGATCTTCAGGACAGTCTTGAAACTAATGGATTCTCTGGCGATGATTTAACCTTGCTGGCAAAGCATTTATTCAAAGAAACAAAAATAGTTGAGTGGACTTATGCCAGGGATCCTGACAGTATTGTTTGGTGTGTTATGGATGATGGCACTGTTAATGCACTGACATATCTCAGGAAGCATCAGATATGGGCATGGACACATCATACTACTGATGGCCTGTTTAAGTCTGTCGCATCGATCCCTGAAGGTACCAGCGAATACGGTGTGTACTTTGTTGTTGAACGGAAGATAGAAGGCACTACGGGATCCACAAGCACAATGCAATATGTGGAGCGATTAAAAAACAGAGATGTGTTGGATATAAAAGATTCATTCTTTGTAGATAGTGGATTATCTCTTGATTCTCCTGTAACGGTTTCTGGTGCAACGGTCGCGTCACCTGTAGTGATTACTGCGACGGCTCATGGATTTACTGATGCGGATTTCATAGATTTTGCAGAAGTAAGTGGGATGACTGAACTCAATGGAAATAGATATAAGATCGGAAATAAAACAGCCAATACTTTCGAGTTATTTGATAGAACTCAGAGCGTATACACTGTAACTGCTGCAACTCAGGCAGATCCTTGTGAGGTCACTATTGGGGCTCATTCTCATACTGAAGGGCAACAGATAACACTTTCCGGTGTTATTGGTATGACTGAGCTTAATGGCAATACATATCAGGTGAATACTGCAACTGCGACTACTGTTACCCTGAAAAGCATAGCCGGTGTGACAACTGATGCAACTGGATTCACAGCATATGTATCAGGGGGTATGGCAGAAATTGATGCAGACGTAGATGGCAGTGCTTTTACGACTTATATAAGTGGAGGAGAAGCGAGGTTGTCTGTTACAACGGTGTCTGGACTTGAGCATCTTGAGGGTGAAACGGTATCTGTTCTTGCAGATGGAGGTACTGCGCATAACCCATTGGATTCAGATTTGGTAACAAAGACTGTTTCGGGGGGATCAGTAACTATTGCAAATGCAGCATCAAGGATCCATATAGGTCTTCCGTTTACAAGTGACCTTGAAAATATCGGAGTAGATCTTACATCGGTTAATGGTCTTGGGGATTCTCCTGCGAGAAAGAAACATATACCTGTGGTTAAGCTTAGAGTACAGGACACGGCAGGGATATTGATTGGTCCGGACTTTGATACATTAGAACCATACAAGCCTGAAGGCGTTGATGCTAACGAAGGGCCTGGATTCCTTCTTGATGATGCGGGGGGAACAACGCCGGTAATAGCAAAGAGCCTTTCGCCTGTTCATCGTCATGATGGAACGATTGCCATTAGGCAGATTAATCCATTGCCAGTGACTATACTTAATCTTCTTCCGGAGGTTGAAGTTGACCAAATTAGTTGATATACGAAAAGCTGAATTTGCGGATATTGCTCCTATTGCAATTCGAATGAGGTATGCAGATAAGAAGGAAATATGGGATTCTCATAGGCTTAATCCATATCAGGCGTTGTTGAGAGGAGTCAAAAGCCTTGGTAATTGTTGGACTATCCTGGGCGATGACATGCCTGAAGGGATGATGGGTATTTCAAGGATTTCATTGTTGAGTAACAAAGGCATTATCTGGCTACTTGGAACAGATGTCCTTACTCAAGACAGGCGATTATTTGTCAAAGTAAGCAAGAAGGTGTTTGATGGAATGCTTGACGGATTTGATTATGTAGAGAATCATGTATCAACTGAAAATGAAATATCTCTTCGGTGGCTTGAGAGATTAGGATTTAATATAGAAAAGGAACCTGTAATGATAAATGACGTTCCCTTTAAGAAGTTTTACATGGAGATGAACTAATGTGTGTCGGTGGAGCTACGCCAGTACAAGCAGCAACGGCAGCGGTAGGAATTGCTGCAGCACCGGCAACTGGTGGTGGTAGCTTAATCACATTAGGTAATGTCTTAACTGCTGCATCTGCCATAAGTACGGTTGTGCAGACCATTGGCGTAATCAGGCAGTCAAGGGCTGCGTCTGGACAGGCTACGTTTAAAGCAGGAATCGCCAATAACAATGCAATTATAGCAGAGAATAACGCTCAAGCCGTTCTTCAGACCGCCGAAGCTGATGCCCAAGACAAGAGGAGAGAGACGCGACAGCGTATAGGGCTACAACGTGCTCAGTTAGCTGCTGCTGGATTCAGTGTTTCAGAGGGCAGCTCAATAGACATCCTTAGTGACACGGCTGCATTGGGAGAATTAGACGTACTCAGGATAGAATCAGATGCACAGAACAAGGCAGATAACTTCAGGAATCAATCTGCAAACTTTCAGGCTGAGTCTGATTTGGGTAGACTTTCATCTAAGAACAAGAAGAAGGCTGGCAATATCAATGCAGCTTCTAGTTTAATATCCGGTGCATCAAAGACCGGAACAACCTTTTTAGCAACAAGACCATAATGGCAAGAATAACAAAGACTGAGAAACCGAGTGTAAAGGCTCCTAATCTGTTACAAAATCAACAGAATATAAATATTCCTTCTGGTGCATTCGGAGAAGATGTGAATGCTGCTGTAGGGAATTTGGGAGGATCCGTAGCTGATTCTGCAAATAGGCTGAATCAGGCGTTTGCAAGGCAAGCAGAGCGTAGAAGCATTACGGAGGCATCTGGAGCATTTAAAAATGTGCCGGTGACTGCTCTCGCTGATCTCGAAGCTGCGAAGGCTCAGGCAAGGCAGGATCCGAGTCTGCTCCCAACATTCCAACAGGATTATTCTGAATCCTTTGACAAGAAGATGAAGGCTATCAGGGATGGCTTATCTGAAAGGGCTCAGAATAAATTTGATCAGAAAGCTCTTTCTACTGGTACTTCTATGGCGAAGAGTGCTGCTGTTTGGGCCAGAGGCGAAGAAGTACTTAATGGCAGAAACAATATGAATTCAGAGGTTGCCAATATTGTATCAGTCGCGCCTGGAGATCTTCTTAATCTGGATCAATACAGACAGGATGTTGTCAATGTTATTAATGATGCCGATGCAAATGGATTCCTTATAGACGGAAGAGGAAGACAGATAGACTCAGCAAAGGCGGTTTCTGATGCGTTAAGAGCTATCGATCTTAATATTGCTAATTCGTTGATTCAAGAGAATCCTGAAAGCCTTTTGAATATGATTGAAGGTGATTTCCTTCCTAATTTGACTGAAAAGGATCAGTCTCAGAAGTTAAGAGAGATCCCGGGAGCAGCTAGAAACATTAAAGAAAGAGCAGATCTAACATTTGCTGATTCGTTATTGGCTAATCGTGATCAATTAAGGACTGCCAGAACAACAAGGACCGCAACATACCAAATGTATGAGCAGAATATAAGAGCTCTTGATGATAGGGTTGATGCTGGAGATACGTTGGCTCAAGCTGAACAGGCATGGCTTGAAGAAGAGCAAAAGACTTCTATAAAATCAAGAGAAGATTTGATAAGTGAAAAGTCTGAGAAAAAAGAGATTGAGATTGAATCAACTAAACGTGCCAAAGAAGCAACAGGAACACAGAAGCAACCGAAGCCTTCCGATGATGTAAAGGCAAATGCATTCAATGATTTCAATGAAGAGTTTCTTGATTTTGCAATTATTGGTACTGGCAAAAAACCAACAGCTAAAAAGAAAGGCAAAAGAGGCGATAAGTTTGAGCTTGAGGACGAAGACAATCCAATGGCAAGGATGACTGCTGTTCTGGATTTCTGGACAAGGGTTTCTGAGGCACAGAGAGATGGACTTCTGACAGAAAAAGAAGGGAACACTTTCTTTGAACAGCTAATACCGGTCATGAGGTCTAAGATTGAGTCTAAACATTTTAAAGAAGCTACTGACTCTCCTTGGTGGGGAGCCGTTAAGCAATCTCTTGGAGGCCAAAGAGAAATAGAGAGAACTGCAGATAAGTATTCAGATGTTTATTCTTCTGTTCTTGAAACATTGGGAGATGCTGCAAGCTCTGTTGATAAGAGAAATGCAATGATTCATGCTTACGATATTATACAGGCTACTGATTTTGGAGAAAATGAAGGCGTTACTGACAGAGTAGAAAAGTCAAGTAAGATTGCTCAGGATGCAGTGCAGCTAATGAATTGGGATAAGCGTCCGAGCACAAGGGGCCTGAAAACAAATGCTGTTGTAGAGCTTAATCCGGCTGAACCTGACTTTCAGGTAATGGTAGACGCAAAGGGCAACAGGGCAAGAGTTTTTAAAGACGGAAGAATTGAGGAAATTAATTAATGGCATTTGACATCGCTACTGCACAGCCTATTGAAGAAGAGGATACTGGTTTTGATTTGAACACGGCTCAACCTGTAGACTCTACAAGTAGATTACCTGATGATCAGCTTAGTGAGATTAATAGGTTGAATGAGAATCCAGGCAACAGGGAATTCATGTATATTCCAGGCCAGAACGTCAATGTTGATTTGCCTAAAGGTGGTATTAGTAGCTTTTGGAATATGACTAAGAGGGCATTTGATAGTGGAAACAAAGGTACTGAACGTAGCCAGTTGGGAGCTCAGGTATTTAATGGTGATAAGAGTCCTGAAATTGAAGCAAGAATATCAAAGCTTGATAAAGAACTTGGAGGTCCTAATCCTGTTATTGGTGTGTTGCCTCCTCCGGAAGAAGGTTGGGCTTCGTATGCTGCCAAGGCAATAGCTGAAGAGATTCCTAATATTATGGGATTTATGCACTCAGGACTTGAGACAGGATTAGTTACAGGTGGCACTACAATGGCTGCTGCCGCGATACCAGGACCTCAGCAACCGTTTATGGCAGGATTAACCGCCCTTACATTCGGTGCAGGATTTACGGCTGGATCCCTTGAATATGCTTATACGCAAATGGCTGGAGATTCTTTCCTTGAATATAGGAATTTCACTGATGATGAAGGTAATAAGCTTCCGGAAGATCTGGCAAGGCTTGGCGCATTTATGACTGGGGTTGTTGGTGCAGGTATGGAAGCTGCTCCAATGGGCCTTCTGTTTAGAATGTTACCTGGAACCAGAACAGTATTTCAGAAGGCTGGATTCAAAGCTACCGAAGCAATTAAGTTTCCGAAATCTACTAAAATAATGAAAGACTTTCTCTTTAATATGGCACAAATAGCTGCTGCAGAGGGCATAACTGAAGTGGCTCAGGAAGGTACTCAGATTGAGATAGGAGAACTTCTTAAAAAGTTTGCAAATACATCAGGAGAATTCGAACCGGTATCAACTACAGAGATTCTTGACAGGATGAAAGAGGCTGGAATTAAAGGTGCATTAGTCGGCGGATTCTTGGGCGGTGCTGCAACTGGCGTGAGTACGGTTGTTGATGCAGCTACTCCTGGAACATCTAAGAAGGTTTTAGATAAAGGTGTTGATGAAGATATTGAGGGGCAAAAGGTTGAGTCGCAATCTACTGATATATCTCCGGAGAATATTGCTAAGGTTGTTGAGAATGTGAAAACTGTTGTGAGTGAGGTTGCAGAAGAAACACAGGTTGGTGCTCCAACAGCGCCAACCGAAGAAGGAGATACATCATTTAGTCCAGAAGAGCTTGAAGAAAAGCAAATTACACAAGTTGAAGAGTCATTACAGTCAATCGCACCAACTAAAAAGACAAGGGATACTCTTATTAGGGGAAGGCTTGAGGTTCTTGACAAAGATATTAGGAATATAGATACTCAGGTTGAATCTCTGAATAATCAGATTGATCAAAGGAATAATGACAGAAAGCCTACCAAGGCTTTGGAAACGAAAGTAGATAAACTTCTCAATGATCGTGCGGAACTTGATATTGAGAGGGATAATGTTCTCTTATTGGGATTGGCAAACAATCTAAAAGTCAGCAAAAAGGCTTCTCCGGAAGAAGATAAAAGGCAGAGGGCTGAAGCTGAGACTGAACTGAAAATGGAAGAGGCCGAATTAATTCTTGAGGAACTTGAGGAGGGTACTGAACCGGAGAGGCAATTTGAGAAAGATGCTCTTGGGGTTATAGTAGATGTGTTTTCTGCTGAGTCTACTAATCCTGCGTTTCTTTCCGGAAGAGTTGATCTTGGTGTTCCGGATCCTCTGGCACTAAATGTTGTTGGACTTAAACAAGGAGGTAAGAAGCCAAACAGAAGATCTAAAAGGGCTGTAATAAATGCTGTCAAGAGGATTATAAATGGGAAACCGGCGCCAGATGATAAGCCGCAAGCTGCTCTTCATCAAAGGATATTAGATTTAATTGATGATCGTCTTGAAGGTGTTGATCCAAGGTTTGCTCCTGGCACTGGTCAGGTTGATCCGAATAGAGGTAATAGTAAGCAGGTATTTCCTGGAGATGTAACAGGTACGGTAACAATACAGGATCTCTTTAATGAGGCTTCTGAGGATGCCTTGGCATCACTTGAAGTTGACACTGATAAAGACATTCAGATTAAAGGTAAGAAGCTGGTAAAGTTGGAAGAGCAGAGTTTGAGAGATCAGGAAAGAGCATTAAGCAAGGGTCTCAGAGAAGGCGCGAGGCTTGCCAATAACGATATTAAACAGGCAATTAAAAATACAAAGCAACTTATTAGGGAGACATCCTTACCGAAAGCTACCAAGGATTCTATCATTGCTCAGTTTGTTACCGGTGAAGCTGATTTTGTTAAAAATATTCCTAAGCTCAAAAGCAAGATCGGCTCTGAATTCGAGAGGCTTGGAGTAAAAGAGCAGAAGAACCGTATCAATAAATCGTTAAGTAGAAAGACGCTGAAGCCTAAAGTGGTAAGTGGTGTAAAACAGGGCAAGTTTGATGCTGAAATTCAGAGTGCTCTTGATAATCTTTCAGTTCTTAATAAAACAAGTGGCAAGGTTAATCCTGACACCGGGGAATCTGACGCAAGTATTCTCTTGGATGATCGTATTTCTAAGGCTATAGATGATCCCCTTGGGAATGCAATAATAAACATAAAGGCGAATCCAAGAAGTGTCACAAGTGCCGAACTTAAACAATTAGCAGATGACATCGATATCCTTTTGAGTGAAGGAAGACTTCAGGCAAAAGAAAGAGTACTTAGAAAACAGATCAATGTCGCTAATGGAGCAAATGAGATAAATAATTTCGTCACTAAAGGCGAAAACATACAGGCATGGCAGAGAAGCGGAACCACAGGGGCATTCAGGACTGCAAAGAATTGGGTGCAACAGACCGTATCGAGGCTTACTGACGGGTGGGATGAAGTCATCGATAGGATAGTTCCAGGTAATAAGGCTTCATCTTTTGAGATTGGTATTGAGATTCAAAAGGAAAAAGGGATTAAAAGAAGGATGGCAAATAAGCTTACCAAGGCTGCTGAATCATCTTTTGGAATTAAAGATGGAAGGAAGCTTAGGAACCTTCTCGACTCAAGTAATGAAATAGTAGACCACGGGCTATTCGTCAATACTGCCGGAAAAGAAGTACGGCTTGAAATGTCAGTCTCTCAGGCCAGAAAACTATTCATGGAATGGCAAGACCCTACTCTTAGAGAAACCTTGACTGGCGAAACCGGAAACGCATATTCTGATGAAATGCTGACCTATATATTTAACAGTATACTTGGAGAGCAAGACAAATCCTTTGCGGAGGAGCAGCTTCAAATTTACAGAGAATTCTATGATGAAATCAATGAAGTGTATAAAAGGGTATTTGGAATCAATCTTGATAGGAATGAATTCTATAGCCCGATAAGAAGGCAGGTAGATGGCCAGGAGATCGGCTTAGATGAATTCGGGAATGATATAAATTATAGATCCAAGGTAAATACGAGTAAGTCATTAATCGCAAGGCAGAAATCTATTCAGCCTATAATGCAGAGATCGGACATTAGCGTATTCAACCAGCATATAACTGCAATGAGCAGATTTATCGCTTTAAGAGAGAAGACACAATTTTTAAATTCTGTATTTGGGAAAACAGAAGTGCGGAAAAACTTGGAAGCTAAGTTTGGCAAAGATTTTAATTTGTTTATTGGGGAGCACCTTGAAAGTTTTGTTAATGGCGGGAATAGGGCTTCCGATATTCTATCTAAGACAATCAATTTCTTTAATAGAAATTTTGCCGCATCTCAATTGGGCGCAAAGGCCAAGATTGGGTTTACACAAACAGTTTCATATTTTGCTTATGCAGAATTTGTTCCGGCAACTGACTTTATTGCAGGTACGAGAGATTTTTTCCTGAATATGCCAAAAGCTATTAAGACCTTGAGTAAATCTGAGTTGTTAAAAGCGAGAGGATTCAGCCAAGAAGTAGAAATTGCAAGACTTGGAAAGGTTTTCGATAATGCATTTATAAATAGGATACAAAAAAAACAAGACAAAATGATTGACTATATGCTTATTGCCACAAAGGTCGGGGACAGGCTTCCTATCCTTGTTGGAGGATGGTCGGTATACAGGCATGTTCTCAAAGAGACCGGTAGCGAGGTAAAGGCCATGCAAGCGTTTGAGAGAGCTACTGCAAAGACGCAGCAATCAACAGATCAAGACCAGCTTTCTCTGGCGCAGAAAACAAATCCTCTAATGAGAGGGCTTACAATGTTTATGTCTGCACCAATTGCACAGTTCAGGGGTGAGTCTCGTGCTGTGCGACAACTTCTTAAAGGGGAGTCTTCGCCAAGGCAGTTTGCCAAAGCAATATTAATATATCACTTTATCCTTCCTGGACTTTATCAGGCAATTTCAAATGGCTTGATATTTGGAGAGTGGGATAAAGAAGATCAGATAAGGGCAGCGATATTAGGGTCTTTTAATGGCATTCCAATAATGGGAGACATAATGAATAGTACCATAAGGAAGATCCAGGGGAAGAGTACCAGAGGTACTGAAATCTTAAAATGGACAAAGCCAATTATAGAAATGCTTGATGATCTTTTTGAAGCGATGGAATCAGGAAAAGAAGGAGATTTTGAGGAGCTTACTGAATCTATTTATGATGCATTTAAAAATTCAGGATCTCTAACAGGTCTTCCTACTCCTCAAATTGATAATGTTAAAAAAGGATTTGAAGACCTTGACAATGGAGATCTCAAGGCAAGCTCTCTCAGGTTCCTTGGATGGCCTGATAGTACCATACAAAATATAGAATAGGAGAAACAAAATGACTATTAATGCAATAATACCAACAAGGCATGACTTTACCGGCAATGATGTAAATGAGACATTTTCATATACTCTCAAAATAACAGATTCGGACCATATAAAGTTGGTCCACACTGATGCTGATGGGGCAGAAAATGTACTTGCAGATCCTCTTGTAAATGATACGGATTACACTGTCAACGGAGTAGGTGATACAGGTGGAGGATCTGTGACGTTTCCAAAAGCAGGATCGGTTTATAGCACATTAGCCTCCGGAGAAAAACTTTCAATCCTTTATAACTTCCCGATAGAACAGACTCTTGATATTGGGAATACCGGCAGAATATTCAATGAATCAGTTGAAGACGCGCTTGACTACATGACAGTTCTTATCAATCAGCATGAAGAGTTGTTTGACAGATCTATTAAACTGGTTGAAGGATCTACGCTAACTGATATTTTCTTTCCGGAAGGAACGAGTGCTGCAAACAGGGCGACGAAGGTGGCTGCGTGGGATGCAGACGGAACAGCGTTGACCCTCGGCACTACTATTGGAGAATTTAGAGGTGATTGGGTAACTGCAACTGCATATCTTGAAAGAGACACGGTTAAAGATACTGACAATGGAAATATATATTATTGTAATACTGCTCATACTTCAACAGGATCTCTACCAATATCTTCAAATGCAGATGTGGCTAAGTGGGATCTGTTAGTAGACACTGAGACTGCGGTAGATGCAGCGAGTGCAGTCGCGTTTAAATACAATTTCTCTGACACGACTACTATGGCAGATCCAGGAGCAAGCACTTTAAGGCTAGATAATGCGACTATAGCATCAGTAACTAACATCGCTTTTGATGCTACTTCAGCAGATAATGGAGCTCCGGATGTGTCTGATTTCATAGCATCTTGGAGTGCTGGTACAAATAATACTCATGAGGGCTATATCACAATAAGGAAAGTTGGGACTCCTGCAACCTTTATTGTCTATTCTTTAACTGGCGCAGTTGTTGACAATACCGGATGGCTACAGACACCTGTTACTTTTGTTGATTCAAGCGGAACGCTTACTGATGCAGATGAATTATATGTATCGTTTTCAAGATCTGGAAACAGGGGCAATGATGCAGGGCTTGACATGCTATTCGAAGACACAACAACCGATACTGACCAGGGTGCAGGTAAGGTTTGGCTGAACAACGCTACTCCTGCCAGCGCAACGGTATTGTATATGGATGACGCAGACTCTAACGGCACAGATATAAACAGCCTTGTAGATTCATGGGACGATTCAACGAATTTGCCAATCAGAGGAACTATAACTCTCAGCAAGAAGTCTGATGTTGCGGTATTTGCAATTTATAATGTTACAGGAGTAGTTACTTCAGCGAGTACGTATTCAAAAATAGCGGTTACTTATGTAACTGGTGCCGGTAGCTTTACTGACGCAGATCCAGCTAATGTTACATTTGTAAGATCTGGAGATATTGGTGTTGGTGCCGGATTGGAGATGGAATTTGAATCAACGACAACCGATACTGACCAGGGTGCAGGAAAAACATGGTTGAATAATGCCACTCCTTCAAGTGCTACTGTTCTATACATGGACGATGTAGATACTGGATCGTCCAATATAAATAGTTTTGTTGATTCATGGGATGACTCTTCTAGCTCAATATCTGGAGAAGTAACAATAACAAAAAAAGAAGATACTGCTGTCTTTGCGAAGTACAACGTGACTGGATCGGTTACTTCAGCAAGTACGTACTCTAAGGTTGCTGTTACTTATGTAACTGGTGGCGGTAGCTTCAGTGATACAGACCTGATTGATGTTGCATTTGTAAGATCTGGAGATAAAGGAGATAATGGATCCCTTGTCAATGTTGTCGAAGATCTTACTCCCCAATTAGGGGGTCCATTAGACACCAACTCGCAAGCTATAAATGAGAGTGAGGGAGCTGCGGTTGCTTCTGCCACAACAACAGATATATTCGGTGGTGACGATGGTAATACCTTGCATATTACAGGAACTACGCAGATAGATGATTTTACAGATGCTTCAAGTGTAGGCCAATGGAGGAAGATTATATTTGATGGAATACTTACGCTGACTCATGGAAGCGGTATAACCTTGCCTGGACTCGCAACTATCACAACCGCTGCTGGTGACTATGCGTTTGTGTATGCTGATGCGGTTGATGCCTTTAATGTTCTTTATTTCAGAGCAGACGGTACTGCACTTGTAGGAGGCAGTAGTGGCAGCGTTGCAAATCTCCTTATAAATGGGGGGATGGAGGTTGCACAAAGAGGTACCAGTTTTACTTCTGCAACAACTCCCGCGAACAATGATGATACCTATACATTAGATAGATGGATATTGTTATCAGATGGTAGTGATATTGTAGATGTCACACAGCAATCAGGCGGTGGTGTTAATGGAGAAGAAGGTTATATAAGATTAGATGTAGAAACAACAGCAAAGAAATTCGGGATATTGCAAATAATAGAAGCTAAAAATCTTAAAAATATCATTGACGGAAACCAAGTTGTTTCTCTTTCTTTTGAGGCAAAAGTAACCAATGCTACCAAACTATCAGATATAAGGGCTGTTGTCTTGGCATGGGATAGTACGGCAGATAGCGTGACCTCAGATATTGTGTCTGCATGGGGGGCAGAGGGGTCAGTTGTCACTCCTGTTGCCAATTGGACAGCAGAAAATGTGGCAGCAGATTTAGGCGTAACAACTTCATGGGTGAAGTATGCAATAGAAAATATTGCAATAGATACTGCCTCAACTGCAAATCTGGCAGTGTTCATTTACCAAAATAATGTAGCAACAAATGATACAACAGGGGTGTTCTTAGAGATTGCTAATGTACAATTAGAAGAAGGTGCTTCGGCAAATACTTTTGAGTATAGGCAAATAGAAGAATCCCTTGCCTTGTGCCATAGATACTATCAAGAACTTAATCAGGAAGGACAGGCTAATTATGGTCTTGGGATTGCCCATGCTACAAACACAACAAGTGCTGTACTTATAACTTCATATCCATTTAAAAGGATAACGCCATCTATTTCTATTTCTGCTGCTGGTGATTTTATAGCTAAGACTGCATCAGGGGGGAATCAAAATGTAACCTCAATGTCTGGTGCTAATGCAACTAGAGAAAATACGCAAATTAATATAGGTGTTGCAGCAAATCTGGTAGCAGGAAATGCTAGTCGCGTTATTGATGATGGCGGTGGAAATGGAAGAGTGAAAGTAGATGCTGAACTTTAAAGGAGGGGAAAAATGGTTTTATATGAAGAGCAAAGAGATGAAGGAAATATATTAATAGGGTATATAAGAAAGCCTGACGGTGCATGTATACCTCTGGACACAAGCAATAAAGATTATAGAAAAATACTGGATTGGATATCCCAAGGCAATATCCCCGATTCAGACAACACACTACTTAGAAGGCTTATAGATTTAAAAGTAGCAGAGTATAAAAAAGAAGGCGTGTTACGAATACAGTCACATGTTTCTAGTTGGGATAGTATTGATATTGTGGGGCTGATTGCCTCTACATGGAACATGCTTGGCCCTCCCAATGCAGCACAGTCATCAGCTAAAGATATATATGTTTATGTAGTGAATACTGCAATTCCATTCGTAAAGACACGGCCTAATGTTGCTGCAGTACAGGCGATAGATGTGGTGAATGACCCAAACTTCCCGTCATAATCTCATGGTGTCCAGGAAATTCTTCTTGGGCACCTCATTCAACTTCTTTTCTGATACCATCTTAAGATTTATTTAATTTTCTTCTTGATTTGTCTACCATGTTGGTGTACAACTTTACCCATGAGTAAATTTAAGCCACATGAATGTAAGTGTAGGAAGTGCGGTGAGTCTTGGTGGGCAAGGGTTGTTAATCCAGCAAAGTGCCCATTTTGTTTCTGCCGGAACTGGAGAACATACAAAAAGAAAGGGGGCAAAAAATGAAGCACGTTTATATTTTATTTTTTATACTATTTGCAATCTCAATTGACACGGGATATGCGGAAGACAGAAAGGAAGAGATCAAGGCTATGGTCGATAAAGAGGTTGTCGCTCCGACAGAGTATGAGTTTCCGGCGGAGACAATGAAATCGTTGCAGAGTTTTCAGGAGTCGTATAGTAGGCTTGGAATGTTAATAGAAAACCACAAGAAAGCCATTGCTTTTATGCAGCAAAAGGTAAAGACTTGCGAGGCTAATATGTCACATGATGCCAGTTCTATTAAGCACACAGTAAGGACGTTCCTTGCCTCAGAGGGCGTGCCTCTTCGTGACCTTGACAAATGGCATATTGTAGATGACAAGGCTGTACGTAAGGCTGATAAGAAAGAGTAGTCTAATTTTCAAACAATAGAAAGGTTGGTATATGAGCAAGAAGAGCGTAGGTGATAAGAAGTTGGAAAGAATAATTGATAATGTTCATAAGAAGATTGAGCAATATGAGGCTATCAACAAAGAGAAGATGGTTGAAGTTGATAACAATATATCAATGATTAAAGTATTAAAGGAGCAGCTTACATCCATTCAGGATATGTGTAAGGAGGTTGATGGTGGTCTGCAGAAAGATAAAACACACGATTCAGGAAGCAAGAAAGACGCTAGAGAGAGTAAAGAAGAGTAAAGGACAGAGGGAACAGTCGTATTATTACTGCAAATATTGCAATGGTTGGCATTTAACAAAGAAGTTAAACAGGAAAAAGAAAGGTAGGTAGGGGGTTATGGATAATGCAATAGTGAAGTACATGACGGATGGTGGTGGGCAGGTTGAGTTGAGCCCTGATATAATCCGCAATTATTTAGTTAGTGGGAACGGCGAAATTAGCGACCAAGAAGTAATGATGTTTCTAAAACTGTGTCAATATCAAAAGCTCAATCCGTTTTTGAGAGAAGTTTATATTATAAAGTTTGGGGATTTTCCTGCCACAACGGTTACAGGAAAAGAAACATTCTTGAAGCGTGCTATGAGGAACCCAAAATATGAAGGACATACTACAGGTATATCCGAAGACGGGAAGGAAGCATGGGCAGAGGTTTATCTGGATGGTTATCAGGTTCCAATAAAATGTGAAGTTGATTACGATGAATATGTCGGATTGAAGAATGGCAAGCCAAACAAGATGTGGGAATCAAAGCCTAAGACAATGCTTAAAAAGGTTGCATTGGTACAGGCTCTTAGAGAGGCATTTCCCGAAGATCTTGGTGGGCTGTACTCACAGGAAGAGATTAATTCAGTTTCAGTAGAATTGCCCACCACCCCAGTTAAACCTGCAGTGCAGAAAACCCAGAGCAAGAGTAGCCAGAAGCAAACTACTTCAAAAAAGAAGGAGCCCGAAGGCGAAGAACAGGAACATTTAATTAAGGTTGTTCGTATCGGGAAGAAGGATACCAAGAAGAATCCGAAATACACTCTTTACAGTGCAGAAGATGCTGCCTATAACACATTTGATCAAGCAATCGCTGACGATGCCAAAGAAATTGAAGGCACAGATATTCAGGCTCTTGTTATCTTCACTACTGATAAATGGGGCAATACTATTAAATCGTTTACTGTTACTGGTGCGGAAGAATTTCCAGAAAACTTTGAGAATCCGGCAGAATAGTGGACTTCCAATACAACGAGGAAACTCGTATCCACACATTGAATGGAAAGGTAATCCCGTCAGTGTCTCAGGTGATCGCACCGTTGTCGGATTTCTCCAAGATTCCTGCGTCTATCCTTGCGAGGAAGACAGAGCTTGGAAAACAATTCCATGAAGCAGCAATGCTCTTCATGCTTAATGATCTTGACTATGACAGCCTGGATCCTGACCTTATCAAGCCAATGAGGGCATTCGGTGATTTCTGGAGATATAAGAACTTTCCGATGGATCACATTGATATTGAGGTTCCTTTGTGCCACAAAACATTAAAGTATTGTGGAAAGCCTGACATTGTTATGCCAATGGATCTAATAGATTGGAAGCTGCGCCCGTATAATCCGGTTACAGATCCTTTGCAGCTTGCAGGGTACAAGCACATGCTACCTGCCGGAAGAAGGGGTTTATGGACAGTGTGTTTCGATCTGGAAGGTAATTACCGTATGCATGACTCAAGACATCCAAAAGCTTGGGGTATTTTTCGGAGAATGTTGGAGCATTGCAATCAAGAATTAGAATTTAATAATTTAATGGAATCATGGAAGGGGTTGGCAAAATGACAACAGAAATAGACTTAGAAAAAGAATCAACAGATCTTGCAGAGAGGTCTATGCAGTTGGTAATAGTTGACAATGAATCGTTTGAGGCAACTGCACAGATGAATATAGACCTTGAGAAAATGAAAAAGGTGGTTAAGGCGTATCACAAGCCGTTAAAGGAAGCCACTCATGCAGCACACAAGGCTGCGACCACGAGAGAGAAAACAGATCTAGTGCCTCTTGAAGAGGCTGGCAAGCACATAAGAAGTATCAGGTCCGCGTATGTCGCCAAAGAAGAAGATAAGCAGAGGAAGAAACAGGCTAAACTTGATGAAGCTGCAGAGAAGAAAGCCGAGAAAGAGAGGCAGAAGATACTTGCAAAGGCTGAGGCTGAAAAGGATCCGGAGAAAAAAGAGGAGCTTCAGGAGAAAGCTGAAGAAGTATATGCAGATCCTAAAATAGCTGAGAGTACCGTTGTAAAGACTGAAGGGATATCTTGGGTTGAGGATATTGAAGTAACAGTTACAAATGTTATGGATTTATTGCATCAAGTATCAATTGGCAAGATACCTGTGACTGTCGTGGAAGTAAAAGATGGTATGTTGAAAAAATGGGCTAAGACTAATGCAGTTATAAATGGTCAGTATCCTGGAATCAATATAAAGAAGATAAAGACGGAGAGAGTAAGGACTGCGTAATTTTAGGCAACAGAAACGACATGGTAGCGACAGACGAAATTGGGTTATACCAATAAAGGCTATGTTATTACGCTTAACATTACCATGTCCACAGGAGGGTATTGTCGCTAAACCTTTCTGTTTTAATTAAATCAATGCCAGTAACAGAAGTTTAACAATCTTCTGCTAACCGATAAAAGGTCTTTCGGGCTGGCTGTAATTAAGCGCAGAGAGAGGGCTGTTTTCTGGATTTTACTTAGCATTTAATCTTACCTTCGCTGTCCTCTTTCTGTGTGATATTTTGATAGATAGCTTTAAGAAGTAACATAGCTCAGGCGGTAGTGTAAATAGAGCACATGCCCTCTTCAAGGGTGCAGAGTAGGATGACTAAATCAGTGTATAGGTGCATGGCCTACGAAAACTACTGGCAATTTCCTACCCGTCTGAGTGAATTTATTGAGGAATAAATTATGATTCTCTACCAAGAAGTATTCGAAATAGAAGCCGTTGCACAAGAAAGACCAAGGGCCCGTATAATGACACCGAAGGCTAAAGGAAAGAAACCTTTTGTTGTTATTTACGATCCTGCAAAGTCTAAGAAGTTTAAAGAGGATATCAGGTCAATGATTATGATTAAACCCATGCCAATCCCTTTAATAGACCAACCAATGATAATGTCTTGTCGTATATATATTACTCGTCCTAAATCGATAACGATAGCAAAGAGAGCATATCCCGAAGTAAAGCCTGATCTGAGCAACTATATCAAGGGCATTGAGGATGCAATGAATGGCTTTGTGTATACGGATGATAGTAAGATTATCGGGTATAGAGACTGTTTTAAGTTTTATGCTGATGATGGTCCACCAAGAATAGAGGTACGACTATTTGATGTTATTGTTGGGTTTCCGGATGTAGAAGTATAGAGATAATTTTATTTGGAGTCAGTTGAGTGAGTAAAAAAGTGGTGCATAAAAGAATGACATTTTATTATAGTATTGGGTATTTTGGAATATCTCTTTGCAGGGGATTGAGAATGGTTAATATGAATTATCAGTGGAAAAACGTAACCTGTAAGAAGTGTTTGAAAGGGAGAAAGGAATGAGCATTACTTTTACTTCAAATATAACTTTTGTAACTGAAAATTGTTATAAGTGCGGGGTGTCTTGAAAGTCGCAAGTGGGTATTATCAAGGAAGTACTTCAAGTGCAATCATCACAGAGTTGGGATTAAAGAGGACAACTCTAAACGAATTAACTGAAAAGGGCAAAAAGTATCTATGGGAACAGTTTCACGATAAGGTGTTAAATTTATGAGCAACAATCCCAAGAAACCATATGAAACAATTTATTTACAGTGGAGCGAAGAGGAAGTATCGTGGTGTCAAGATCGTATAAATGATGATGATATTACGTATACTCTCAAATCCACCGCAGATAAGTGTGAACAAGAATTGCGCAATATTATTAAGATGCATAAGGAGAGTAATTGTTGTTGTGTGATTGAAGATAATGAAGTGACTGAATACTGTGCTCTTCATGCGTATATGCAAGCTAATATAGAGCAAAGTAATGGAATCTTGGCTACAACTGCTTATTGTTCTGGTTATGATGCAGCAAAGAAGGAATTTGAAGAGGTGTTGAAACCGATTCGGGATCTCAAAGAGAAAATAGTAACAGAAAGTCTATCTGCTGATTGCTATAGTGCTAAAGCATTAAAATTAATGATTGATACGCTTAGGGCAATCAAGGAAACTCTTGCTCTTGCGAATAAGGTTAATAAATAATTTTAGAAAAAGGAGTATAATTATGTCTAATAATAAAAATTGCTACTCATGCTACTCATGCGACTCATGCTACTCATGCTACTCATGCTACTCATGCAACTCATGCGACTCATGCAACTCATGCGACTCATGCAACTCATGCTACTCATGCTACTCATGTATCTATTCTAAGGGATTAAGAATGTCGGAAAGAATGATTTTTTGCCTTGGAGAAGGTCGTTTAAAATCATCAGGAATTGGATATCAGAAAAATAATATGGTTTTTAATAAGCAAGTTTCAAAAGAAAGATATGATGCCGTTCTTTCTCAAATCAAAACAATATTTAAAGATTTAAAATTAGAATTAAATAAAAATTCATGGACAGATGAATGGAAGAAGGTAACAAAAGAGCAGTGGATTCAATTGTCACAGATTGCAGAATTTGATATTGGTGTAGTTGAGGGTATTGTCGGGTTTAGACCTGGTGATAAGGTCACGATAACGGTTGAAGGCAAGAGCATTGAGATAAGCAGGGAATCTGCGAAAGCTCTTAATTTAATTGATTGACAAATGAGAATGAACATGTATTATAAAGAAATAAAATAACGTATATGTGCCGATATACTATGAGATGCTTCACGACCCCTTCTCGTTTACCTCGGCACAGGTAAGCTTGAGGGGTTTTTTTATGAATAATTATGCCGGTGTAGCTCAGTCTGGTTAGAGCAGTTGATTTGTAATCAACGTGTCACGGGTTCGAATCCTGTCTCCGGCCCCAATTAATGCGCGGTAGTTCAGTCTGTAGAGTAGAACAACGAGCTAATAACTCGGAGAAGCAGAGGTTTAATTCCTCGCCTGCGCTCACTAAGATAAAAGGCAGTATGTGTGCCTATAAAATGAGATAAGTTATGGCTAGAATCCGATATTTAAAACCTGATTTTTTCTTTGACGATGATCTAGCTGATCTGAAATTTGAGGCAAGATTGGTTTTTCAAGGTCTTTGGTGTCATGCAGACAAGGCCGGAAGGCTCGAAGATAAACCAAAAGTGTTAAAAGCCAAAATCATGCCGTTTGACAAGGTAAACATGGATATGCTCTTATTTGATTTGGCTGAAAAATTCATAACCAGATACGAGGTAGATGGACGTAAGTATATACAGATAAACAGTTTCAGCAAGCATCAAAAACCGCATCACACCGAGAAAGAATCGACACTTCCTGAGTGTAACGGTGCTTTAACCGTTAAGAAACCGTTAGAGTTGGGAGGGAATGGGGAAGGGAATGGGGAAGAAGAAGATAAAGAGAAAGAGAAGGGGTTCGATTCTTTCTGGAATTTATATCCACCAAGAAATGGCAAGAAGCTTGAAAAAGGTGTTTGCTTGAAAATGTTCATGGATTTAAATAAAGATGATATTCCTAAAATACTCGAAGCTGTGAAAAACTATGCTGACTCTAAACAAATCAAAGATGGCATTGGCATTAAAGATCCAAAGCGGTTCATTCAGAAAGATTTCTGGAAGGAATGGATTGTTCCGGAAACTGTAGTTCCTGGCAAATCAGACAATTATAGCCTTAAAGAAGTTGACTATACGAAAGGATTGGAGGGGTTTGAGAAGAAATGAAACATGTTGAAAATGTTTATATAAATTATGACCCCTTCGAAGGAGATAGAGACAGTGGTATTCGTTGTAAAAAAGTAAAACTTGTTAAGACTCGAAAAGAACATGATTGTATTAGTTTTGATCATAAAGAGCAGCATGAAATTGCAAAAGGGGAAATGGCAAGAGTTGAAACTGCTATAGTTGATGGTTCATGGGGCTCTTATTATATGTGTACTGACTGTATAGATAAGTGGTTAAATTTAACAGGAGTTCTGTAATGACCTACTACAAAATCACGTTCAGGATGCTTAAGAAAATATTATGTTGGACATTCGGCCACGAACCTTATAGCCCTTATCCTGCCGAATATGCTGGATATGATTATCCAAATCATACTCCATGTGCAAGGTGTGGAGTGTGGGATATTAGCTATCATGATTTAGTTTCTCCATCTAGATATGAATGGATAAAAAGCGAAATCAAACATTACTTTTATTTCAAGTGGAAGTATTATTTTTCTAAGTCTAAGCAAAATATTGATGGCACTTACGATGACTTGCCTTTTTAATCTTGTGTTAAATAAATTAGAGGAAGCGAATAATGGATAACGCCCAAAAACTATACACCGATAACTGTGGCATTCCTGCTCGGTACAAAGATTGCTCTTTTGACAATTACGAGGCTACAAGGCCAGAACAGGTAAATGCCAGGACAACCATATCCGGTAAACTACACGATACGATCCTCTGTGGTGGCGTTGGCACTGGCAAAACACACTTAGCGTGTGCGAAGATCAATTATGTGGTTGGCGAGGGCTACAGAGCCGTATACGTTGAAATGATAAAGCTTATTCGGGAGATAAAGCAATCATGGAAAGATCAGAAGTTATCAGAAATATCAATTATCCGGAAATATGGCCTTGAAATACCTTTTCTGGTTATAGACGAAATCGGTGTTCAATTTGGATCTGATACGGAAAAGCAATATCTAACTGAAATTATCAATGATCGGTATAACAACAAGCTTAAAACCTTTCTCATTACTAATCTGGACATGAAAGGACTCACGGATATAGTTGGTGAACGTGTAATTGATCGGTTTAGAGAGTCGAAACAGGTGATAATCTTTGGATGGGGGAGTTTTAGAAAGTGAAAACTGATCATATCGTACTAAGGCAATCGGACATGGCAGGAGAATGTTTACATTGCGGAGCAATACTTAAAATGGAATTGCCCGTTGATTTAATTGTATATGCTAAGGCAAATCAGGAATTTGTAAAAATCCATAAACACTGTAAGAAAGCGAGGGGAAATGAAATATGAATAAGGTTAGCCAAGAGGCATTAAAAGAACGTGCGGCGCTGAGAAATATCCGGAAACAATCAGGCAATGTCCAACCCTACAACAGAATTGAGCAGGAATAAGCCTCCTGTGAGGCTCGTCACGCGCAAAAAGGGGTTATGGCATGACCACACGCATGTGTATATTTATGACTAACGAGATCATTTCAGAGGGTTTTTATGAAAATACTACATCTTAATGTTGAGAAACAATGGTTTGACATGATTCATTACATGCAAAAGCCCGAAGAATATCGCAAGCTTAGTGACTATTGGTATTCTCGGTTTTTCAAGTATTTTTCTATTAAGGGAGATAATACCTTTCATTCTCATTTTGGAATACCAAAAGGTGAAAAATGGAAAGTGATCTTTTCAAATGGATATGCTAAAGATAGAGACCAAACAGAAAGAGAACTTAAAGGTATATCCATTGGAACTGGGCAAGCAAAATGGGGTGCAATACAGGCACGTAGATATTTTGTATTGAAATTAGGCGCAAAGATTAATCCATAGTATAATGGCACATGACAGCCTACCAAAATGCTACGAGCCTGGACCAATTGACGGAAAACACATGAAGATCTGCAAATACTACGATTCTCAGTGTTGTATGAAGATGGACTTTCCTATGCTGATTTGTGTTTTAGTTTTAGAACGTATATTACCGGATTATGAGAGGATTGAATGAATGGAAAGGGGGTTTAGATTATGAAAAGATTGTTAAAATTAGAAGAAGTTATTGGAAAGAAGATTTCTTCTGCAAGATTTATTGACTGCGATGAACAGGTTGCGATATTGTTTAGCGATCAATCTTATATTGTTATTAGACCTTCTTTTTATGGCGAGACTTTCAATTTAGGTGTTTGTGATTATAATAGAGACTATGAGTTAAGGGATGCTGGTGTCATATCTGAAGAGGAATTTGTTGATAGGGAGTCTTGTAAGGATTTAGCAAGCAAGAAAAAACAGGAAATATCTGAAAAAGCAGAGTTTGAACGGCTAAAACTTAAATATGATACATGATTACGGTGGGTGTTTGGAAGGAGGCGATGCCTATGCACTAAGGAAGAATATTGTATAATTGCAATTTCGAATTGAGTGGCCCTCTCCAGGTGAGATTCCTGGAAGGGCTATTTAAAAATTGTTGACAATATAGATCTCTTGTGTATTATGCTGCTACCTAGCCCTCTGGTCAAGGTAGCTTGAGACACATACCATTATCTCTTCTGCCTTGGCCGGTCCTAATCTTCTACACTCGCACCACAGTAATCGCAATGAGTTTCCTTGTCCTTATCGTGTATGTGGTCACTGGAACACTCGCAGTACCAATACTGAGCGCCAGTACTTAATACACCCCATTGAAGTGCGAATGCTTCTGCAATGCCGGTATAAGTTTTTGCTCTTTCTTGACTTCTTGTGTCAGAAGGCCCTATCCGGTTCTGTCCGCTATCTGTCTGGTTGCCCCATCTTTTTTTGCCATTTACGATTCTTGGTTCAATGTATTTTGTTTGCTCCAACTCGGGCAAATTCTTTAACCACAATCCGGTCTTCTTGCTGGCATCGTGACCGAATTGATATGGCTGTATGTATTGATCAGCCTTTCTGATTGCGGTACCTAACCGTCCTACTGGATTCTCAATAGCAATCCTTGGGATATCTGCATTCATAAGCTTGCGCACGAATGCAACAGCCCTTATAGTTTTGGCTTCCCTACCTTCAGTTTTGTTATTCCAATGTAGTCCGCTTGAGCATAAATATATACAGTCCGGAAATGCAATCATCATGTCCCAATATTTTTCCGATTTATTTAAGACATTCAAAATATTATCATTGATATGCCATTCAGGATGTCCACCAGAACAGTCTTTCAGGTCACAACTCCACGCTTCATGCCCTAATTTCCGGAAGGCAATACATACCTCCTGGCTCTCTTCACATGCTACCAAAACTTTCATACTTAAATTCTCCATTCAAAAAAGTAAATCAAAACTATAAAATCTGCTTCCTTTCCTTAGCAAAAAACACACTCAGGAATTACTATTTGCAGGAACACGTTTTCCGGAAACTTTAAAATCATTTCAAGCTAAACACTGTGCAACATATTTACTGCTATTTTAAGGCAATTTGGATAGTAAATACTGCGGTTTTTAGCTACTATCTCATGCCAAAAAACATATAAAAAAAAGAGTAAAATAAATGCAATAAATTACTCAATTCATAACCTGTTGATTTATAACGGTTTACTTGTGGCTGTAACTGTTGGCATAACTATAAACACAATTAAAAACACTATTATAGTATTATTGGCATACGGTGTGCCATAAGTAAAAGATGTGTAATTTATATTTATAGTTTGTTTGGGAAGGTGGGAAAAATGAAAATATGTCTTGAGTTGTTTGGGTGTATTGTAGTCGGGTTCGTTCTTATCGGTGCCTGTTGTTGGGCTATCGGTATCAATGAACCACCAGTGACGGAGTATGTGCAAGAGGGTAGTTTATTAAATTATGTATGGGAATTTATAACAAGGGGGAATTAAATGAGCGTACTTGAATTGAGTAAGAAAATAGGAAAGACGGCAAAGTATGGGGCGAATGGTATGCGGATTGATGTTGAAGTTGTTGATATTGAGGATGCTGGCTGGCAAAGAGTATCTTTTATTATTAAACCAGTTGCCGGAAGTGGTACGTGCAAGGTTTTAGAAAGTAGTTTAACATTTGATTGAGAGGGATAAAATGGAGAGGATTACTCAAAGAGACCTAGAGGGGTTATGTGATGTTGTCAATGATGCAAAAGGCTTTGAACGTAGGCCGTATGGAGAACGCACCAAAAAGGGGTGTAATCCAAACCCTAACGTATATCACCTTAATTACGCTTATGGGCGTGTTCAGTTGGTTCAGATGTCACCTGAAAAGGGATGTACTGGCGTGAGTGAGGTATTCGGCTATGGAACAAAAAGAGAGCTATACGGGCAAATGAGAGCATTTATCAAAGGAATGGAGGTGAAAGGATATTGAATAACAAACGTAATAGAATAGGCAACTTAATAAGCGAAGAAACGTGTCACGATTTAGTGCCCGGAGAAATGGCGGAAAGATGGCAAAACAACAAAAGATGTGAAACTTGCCTAGAGGTTAATTTTAGCGGTAATAATGGCAAGAATGTAACATGCGGTATTACTGGTGATATTGTTGTAGATGTTAATACCGTCAATGCCAATTGCCCTCTAAATAAGGAGCCTATGCAATGAAAACAGAACAACAAATTGCAACAGAATTACGGCTTAAGGATGTAAATACTTTGATTGCTGAGTCGCTTGGCATAGCAAATGATTCTTCTTGTAGTATTGCACTTGAAAAGATCAGGCTTAACCTGGTTAAAATGCGTGTATTGACAGGCGCGATTAAGGAAGATATTAAACTTTTGGGGGGATGTTAGAATGGATAATGAGTTACAGATTGAAATTGACGATAAAATACTATGTTTTCCGTCTTATCCGGCAGAATGTGAATATGTCCGGATCATAGACAAGGCAAATAATGAGCGTTTCTACTGGCATTTTGACGAATGGGGCGAAGATCCGCGTCTTGTCATGGGTGCGATTATGGGTACGTTGTGCACCTCTTTACCTGATACGGTTAAAGACGGTGTATCAAGTGACGATTACGAGAAACAGGAATTTAATACAAGGGAGGCGAAAGAGTGAGGCTTAATGTGATAGGCAGAATTGACGAACTTAAACTATTTCATAATGATTTTAGTCCTACGTCATTTAGATGGAAGAATGTAACTTTTCATTGTATGCCGGTGCAAGATGTAGATTATGAGAATTTGAATGACAGTAATTTATTGCTATTCCTTGAGTTTGTAATATCAAGGCATTACAGGCAAGGGTAATTTATAGGAGGGTTTTGAAATGTGTTTAAAATGTGGAATGTTGGTAAACTGCCAGCTAAAAGATACAGAGGTTTTGAAAGAGAGCAGAAATGAAGAATATACCGAAGTATATTGTGAAGATTGCAATAAAAGATTTATTGATAAAACGGGATTCTGTCCAGATTGCAACAACTCATTTTTAAGGCAAATAGAAACCGTTGATGTGTTTCTTGAAGGTGGCCTTGTCTATGATGTGTCTATGTCATGTCCCTGGGTTGATGTAAAAATAATTGATTATGATACGGAAGGTTCTAATGATGAACGCATCACACAAGATAAAGAAGGGCGCGACTGCTTCATGCAGACATACTTTAGATCGGAACAATAACAACAAATTACCACACAAAGCCGGATTGCATCAAAATACTGATGTTTTCCGGCTTTCTTTATGCACACAATACACCACAACAAACGCAAACAATACCAACCATACCAATACACCTTCAAATAAATATACTTGACACAATCCATTTCATGATGTATACACTCTATAGCCTGTTTAAATAGGGGCGGCTGGTGTGGGCATAGGCATACACACTTATGACAAATAACACACATGAATAATTACTATTATAAACTCACTTTTAAATGTCATCAATATTCATTTCAAACACAATACAAAGAACAATCAACTATGATAAACAACGAATTAAAAGAAGATGAATTCCTCAAACTTAGAATAAAAGCATTTAACTGGATGAATAGGTAAAATTAAGAACACATTCCGCAACATTATGCGCGAGGTTACATAAAATGGCTGGCAGACCTTCAAAATATAACGACACAATTGCTGCTGAATTACTCAAAGAATATTCAGGCGGCAAGACATTGGTTAGTATATGTAATGCCAATAGGATGCCGTCACGATGGTCTATTTATAGATGGCGTGCTGCTAACCCTGAGTTTGATAAGGAGTTCTTAAAGGCTTGTGAATGTCATGCTGACGCTATCATAGAAAAGGCTTTTGATGGCGTTATGACGGGTGACAAATCAGAGTCTAAACTATTAGACGTTCAATTCAAGGCATCAAGCTGGTTGGCCTCTAAGGTAAATAGGGCTAAGTATGGCGATAAGCTTGAACTAAACCACAACGTCACACTTGACATATCACAGGCTATGACGTTAGCACTCACCAGAATGAAGTCTATCGGTACTGGATCAGCTCCATTACTGGAGGCTGATATCACCCCGAAATGACATAACAAGCCTTATCAGACCCAAGCGTCACATAACCAATACCAACACAATCCACCACTCTCATTCGGTATAGGTGCAGTACAATTACTGCGCTTAATCAACAATCATTTCACTCTATCAATTCTCAATCACGAATCATTCTGATTACATTGACCCACCCCCTGGGGGAAAACACGGGACTCCTAACCCCCTCCACCTATCCCCTAGAACACGTTTTATTTTTTTCTACATGGAAGCCTTTCCCTTTGTTTCTTTTACGAAACAGTTAAGTCTTTCTTTTCTCTTATCTTTTGGCATGTTTTTTGAATTGGATTGTATATTATTTTTTTTATTTAGTGTTTGCAAAGAAGTATTCGTTATGTTACATAGGTCAATAGTTATTATGTGACATAGGAGATCTGAATTGTTTAAGGTTACGTGTATTGAGTGTGAAGAGAAGTTTGAGTCCAAGACTATGTTTGCTGAGTTGTGTAGTGGCAAGTGTAGACAGAGGAGGTACAGGCGTACCCAGAAGGGTAAGGCTAATGTATTGAAGTTTAGTAAGAAGGTAAAGAAGCGTGTTGTTAAGAGGGTGTGTGGTGTATGTGGTGATGATTTTAAGACTACCAGGAAGGATAGGGTTAGGTGTGATGGGTGTATTAGGTGACAGATAAATACTGGCTATGTTGTGGTTCTAAGGCGGTGAATCATGATGATGAAGTGGCACTACATTGTATAGGATTCTTGGCAGGGGATAGTCATAACTATAATACATCAGAAGAGCATATTGCCCGACAGTTTGAAAGGTTGGGATTTAGTAAGGAAGAGTCAAATAAACTTTGTAATAAGGAGTTGGCGATGGAAGACTTAGGCAGTGGTCCAAATGTAGGGAGCAGTAAGGAGAGGGAAGATGTTCCTGAGGAGATGAAGGCGTTTACGATAAAGATGAATGAGAGAGAAGCTGCGCTGTACAGTAGGGGCTATAAAGATGGCAAGGCGTCTGAGGTTGTCTTGATTGAGAAGGATCGTAACAGGCGTGAGAGAGAGCTTGAGTGGAGGCAGAAAGAGCAGCATGATCTTTGGAATATAAGGGTTAGGGATGAAAAGATTCGTGATATACATGCAGATGCCCGTAATCAACATTACTATTTCCTGAATAACCTGGACGCTGTCGTAAAGGTAGTTATCGCAGCAGGTATCATATCAATTGTAATCGCACTATTTACATCATGAGCATAGTCATCTGTTGCAAAAACTGTTTGTATACGAAGCCATGTTTCTTGTGTGAGGACCATTCTCAGTTCTTCCATAAAAAGCATATGGTACCGGAAGAGATTACTGAGGTTAAGTTCCTGGGAAGTACTCCAGTTCTTAATAGGGGTCATAGTCCTGTGGACTCAAAGAGGCGTTCTAATCGACATGTTAGAGATATGAGGGAAAGATGAAAGGAGGGTATTAGATGCCAGTAGCAAGTTGTTGTAATTGTTTAGCTTATAATAATAAAGAAGAGATGTGTAGAGAGAATCCCGTAGAGGTTAAGAAGAAGCCAAGTGATTGGTGTAGACAGCATGAGACAGATAGGAATAAGACGCATCCACCTAAAAGGAAATCATGAAGAACTTTATCAAACACATGTTTCAGATTATAACTACCGGTTATCAGAGAACGGAACTGCCTGATGACAATTGTTGTGTGTGCCATTCCTTTGGGAAAGTAACAACATTGCCTTTTGTTGGGGCGAGAAAGTTTTGTTTAAACTGTGCAAGATCTATTATGAGATAAGAAATGACAACTATTAACTTTAAAAATACCAAGCCTAAAGACGAGAAGCAGGAAGAGGCCGAGGCGTTGTATGCAGAAATCAATAAACTCTCCGGTGCCGTACATGTAGGTGATAGGCTTGGGCGCAATGACCGGTGTTTATGTGGAAGTGGTAAGAAGTTCAAGAAATGCTGTCTCAGTGTACACGAAGGGCTGAAGGTGAATTTAAAGAAGAGGATTGAAACGTATAGAGCTCTTTGTATTGAAATAAGAAATAAAATGAGGGAAGACCTCTTGAAAACGAAATGATAAAGCAGCTACTTAAACACGGAGATAGGTCGTCATCAATTTGTCCTGACTGTCTTTTTTATGTAACATCCATAGGTATAACCTTAATCCTGGTTGCCGGTTGTCTTTTGTTAGGAATAAAATGATCTACATGCCAGACAATAAGAGCATACTTCAAAAGATAATCGAGTTTAAGATTAAGTACTACAAGGATCATGGCGTAAAGCCTAATGTAATCTATCTGGATCCGGATGAACGCCAGGATCTGAAGATTGCCTGTAAGATAGTAGAGTGGGATCATCCTGTTCATATTTTTGAAATGTTAATGAAAAATGCGGAGGATAGAGATGGACTTTAAAAGTGCACTAGGGAAGCTGAATATTGAAGATTATGGAGAAAGGATATTCCATAGCAATTCACACGGAGAGTTACTTCACTTGGCTGACTATGCAAACATTGTTGATATGTTTGACGATGTGTCTTGGTTTCGGGAATGGTTTGAAGCGACTGTGAAGTCTGCAGAGGAAAAATGGGAAAGGCCCGAATCGGTTTTCCAGCATATCCCAAGAATATTAAAAGAACATTTAAAACAGTATATAGATGGTGAGTGAGCCTAAAATACTTAACGGTACAGTCTATGTAGATCCTCATACCTGCAAGAAGCTTGTCCTGATGCACATAGACAAAGGGAAATATGCAATGCTCTATGTGCATCAAGGGGCAGTGATAACTTTTGTTCCTTCATTTCAGTTTGACGTTAATGGAGAATTCATGTTTACGATGGATGAATTGAAAGCATTCTACCATTTTGATGATTGGGTAAAACTCGATCAATGTATAAATATTGTAAATATAGAACAAGTATGGAATACAAGAGCACTGTAAGGTGCGAGGAAGAAGGAGGATAAGGGTTATGAAAATAAACGAGAAACTAAACAAGGCATTTGTTAAACTAATTGAAACAAGCATAGAGACGAATAAGCTGTGCAGGAAAGTGTATTCAGAGTATTGTTCACTAAAGAACAACCCTGTTGAGAGTGCTATTAACTTTTGTACTGTGAACTGTAATGTGGGAAGGGGAGTTGGCAAGACAGAATATATTCTCAACAATGCCGGGCCTAACGATTTGATCATTGTAAGCGAGGACAGATTTAAATCCAAGATTAAAGAAAAAAACAATTTTGCAACTGTCCTGTCTGTATGTGATCTGCAGAACCGTCGTGCTTCACTCACAAGATTTGTAAATTTCTATATCGACGAGCCTCACAGGATTTTTAGAAACAAAGAGATGTTGTATGAATTTTATTGTCAATCTGCATCTGAAGAAAGAGAACAAACATGGATATTTTTAGGGACACAGGTTTAAGATATAGAAAGGAAGGGGCGGTAAGGGTTATGGAAAACATAGAAGCGGAAAAAGGTGATAAGGTTATTTATACTGGAGCCAGTGATGAACAGGTAAGATGGGGTGGATGTGATGACCCAAGAGGTATACTTGAAGAGGGGAAAGAATATGTTATTAATCATACAGAGATCCACTCATGGCACACAAAAGC